TTTAGTTTCTAAAGGTTCTTTCTCGTCAATAACTCTTTTTAATTCTGTGTGTCTTTGTATTTGTGTACCAACAAATTTTTTTTCTATTTCACCAACACTTAAAACAGATTCATATATTAATGAGATATGTTGTTTTAATGTTCTCACTTATCCCATGCCTTTCTTGCTGTAAAATTATTATATGAAAATTCCATTCTGTCTACTAGTTTAACAGCATTTCCAGCTTTGTCAATAGCAACATAACCTTCAGGATTAACTGCTTTAAAACCTTTATCTGTTTTGATAAATGTATTTGCTAATTGTTTTACTTCGTTTAATTTATTTACAATCATCATCTTGGCAGAAACTAAAGAGTTTTGAAATAAAATAATATTTTCTAAATTCTTTAAATGTTTAGTAAACTCTCTAATGTATTCTTTTTTATTTCTATCAAACTTATCTTTTGCACCTTGAGTTTTTACTTTTTGTTTTAGTTTTTCAAAATGCATTTCAATATGGTCTATATAACCTTTTGCATGTTGTTTTACATTTTTAATTGTTTCACCTTGTCTTACTTTAATATTATTATATGTTTTCAGACTTGCACCAGATAAATTACCAGTCATCGCATTTTGTAGTCTAATAAACTTTTCAAGTAAACTTGAATTTATTCTTCTAAATATACTACCAGTTTGTGATAATAATTTTGTTACTTGTTCTGTTTCTGATTTTGTAAATGTTGCTTTACCAGATACATCTTTATAAGAAGCATCGTCCATCCAAACACTATTTACTTTATTTAATCCTTTGATATTAGCACCAAAGCTTGCTTTCATGCCTTGTAATGTATCTCCTTCGTAGGTGGTGTGCCATACGACTCCAATTTTTGCTTGTGATATTCGCTTACCCAAATCAGAACTAGGTAGTGTAGCATACACGATAGTATTAGGCTGAAAGGAAATATAAGTTTCGCCATCAATTTTCTCCTTCTTTAAATCTTCACTGGTAAACATCAAATCACCTTGAAGAACATTTTTTATACCCAATTTAGAAAATTCTTTTAATGCAACTTTAAATTTAGAGTTAAGACCACCAGACACATCTGCATCTATTTCAGCATTTGATTTATACAATTTCGGATTTACATTGAATACAGATTTTTTAGCGACAAAGAACTTGCCATCTGAAGGGTCTACACCAGCAAATATAGCAGGAGCACCGTCCCACTTTACTGTCATATTTACACTACCTGATGCTGTACCAGCCAACATATTTCTTAACTCTTGTAAGAAATTTATTGCACCTCTAGCACCACCTACACCGAAGTTGATTATCTCATCTTCTAGATGTTCTAAATGTAAATTTTTACCCTGCTTATCTTCTAATAAGAATTCTTTAAATGTTAACATTTCTCAATTTTTCCATAGTTGTTATAACAACTATATTTATATAATTAAGGAATGTCAAGTGCTTTTAAAATAAACCATTTCTACAATTTAAATTACCGGCTACCATTACTCTCTCATGTTCATTTTCTTGAGGTGGTACTTTATGTTTTACCCAACCAGGAAACATTACTAATAATCCGTTATGAGGTTGTACTCTATAATCTGTATTAGTAAAAACAAGTGGTGCACACTCACTTGTCACATTAACATAATAAGTCCAAGACCATATCGCAGGCCAATGGTCGTGTGATTGAGTATAATCACCTTTTCTGTATACTGCACCCCAGCAATCATAGCAATCTGGTATAAACTGTACCGGAGATGAATCTATTGATACTTCTCTAACCCAATCGACTAACTTTTGAAAATGTTCGCCACCAGCTTCAAGTTGCATATTCCACTCTGTCATTTGTGCCTTTACATTTGACTTGTGATTTATTCTGTCACCTTGTTGACGAATAAATTTTTCTAATAATGGATTTAAATCTTTATAATGTTTATATTCTTTAAGAATAACTGGATATTTTTCTTTAAATAAAATATGATTATCTGATTTACCCCACATTACTGGATGGTCTCTTATTGGGTCATCTTTCATTTTTTTTCCTTTAAGAATTTAGGTAAAGGGTCTTTACCAAATGGTCTTATAGTCATTAAATTTGAAACCATTTCTTCAGCGTCTTCCTTGAACTTGAATACTTGCACAACATCATTTGTTGGTAATTCAATAACAACATAGACAGCTTCTTTATTTCTCCAATCAATATCAACAAAATATTTAACCTTATATTTATTATACCTTGAGGTCGGAAAATTTCTCATAGGTCTTCTCTCCCAATCTTTTACCTACATTGGTATTGTCAAAGACTGGTTCACTCTGACCTGCATCTACAATGTCATCTTGTGCTACTTGTTCTACATCATACAATTTCATTTTGGCTCTATCTATACCTATAATAAATCTTTTATTTATTGTTGGGTCATTATATCTATTTTTTAATTGTTTAATCATTATCTGATTTAAATCTTCTAGTTCTTCAGTAGAAATAATAGCTAACATCAAATCAGCAGTGGCAGGTAAGCCAAAACTTTCTGAAGTATCTTCTAGACCAACATCAGAAGAAGTATATGCACTTCTTGTTGTTTGAGTTGCAGATACTATTGGTAAGTTACTTTCTACTGCAAGACCTCTTAATTCTTCAGCAATTGCCTTGATGTAAAAATAAGAACCTACACTTGCATTATTTCTAAATCTTGATGATGAACAGATATTTAAATAATCTACAAATATAATATCTGGCTTAAATGATTTTTTGATTGCAAGTTCTTTCATTAAACTTTTAAAATGTCCACAATGTGCAGATGCAGTTGGGTATTCTTTGATTACTATTTTACCAACTGTTTTGTTTTTTATTTTTTTAATTTTATCATCAAACATTTTTTTAGGTAATTCGTGTAATTCATCTATTGTAATATTCATAAGATTGGCATCTATTCTTTCAGCGATTCTTTCTTCTGCCATCTCAAGAGTTATATACAATACATTTTTACCTTGCATTAATGTTGATGATGCAAGATGGCACATAAACAAAGATTTACCCACACCTGTACCAGCAAGTGCAATATTCAATGTCTTTTGTGGTAATCCACCTTTTGTTATTTTATTGAAGTATTCTAAATCGAATGGTATTCTATCTTCAACTCTATGATAATAGTCATATCTTCTATCTGACTCTTCAATATAATCATGACCAATATGATTATCAAAAGATACAGAAAGTGCATCTGATAAAAGTTCTGGAATAGATTCAGATGTTTTATCTTTTACTTTGTTGTCAATAATTTTAATACTATCAACAACTGCATTATAAACAGCTTTATCTTTACAAAACTTTTCTACTGTATTTAATAACCAATCATAATCAACTTCACTATTCTCTAATGAGTTTAATAAAGTTAAAACAGATTTATGGTCGTTGTCAGATAAATCTTTTCTATTTTCAATCTCTATTTCTAAAGATGTTTTAGTTGGTGGATTAGAATACTTTTCAACGAATTCATTTATTTCTTCAAAAAGAATTTGTTCACTTCTTTGGTGAAAATATTCTTTTTTTAAAAATGGTATAACCTTACGATTAAATTCTTCATTATGTATTAGTTGACTTAGCGTTGTCTTCTCTATCGTCTGATTTTGTTCCACTAAAAACCTCTTCCCTTGAATAATGTCTATCTACTATATCACATAGTATATCACCAATTAAATTTTTAAAATCTCTACCAAAATAATCTGCATCATCTTCTGGTAACCCATTTCTATCAATTATCTTATAATTAAATTTTAATGTTGCAGGTAATGTATTATTATTAGCATCTTCTACTTGTGCTATCTTACCATACTTGTAAATAACACCTTCGTATTTTCCACCTTTAATACCAATACAATCTTGGTGTTCTTTTTTGTTAGTTACCATAACATAATCGTCTGCAATTTTACCTAAATATCTTTTAGTATAATCAAAAGCAGGCCTATTCGCTGCTAGTGTCATGGTCTTCGGGTCTTTGTCCTCCATACCTAAACTCCTTCTTTGCACACTCTTCTAAAATGTCCATAACATCTTGAGTGAAATATTTCTTTGGGCTACCTAATATTGTTTTACCATATTGTTTAGAACCATCTGGTAATTCATATCTGGTAGCTACTTTTTTAAATACATTGTATTTTTCTGCAAGTTCTAACAAACCATAATATCTATCAAGACCTTTATTATAAGTTAATCTCACATCAACCATTTTGTTTTCTATTGTCATTCTAGATTTGTGATTTTTACAATGTATAATATTACCAACAACTTCACTACCTTCTTTTTCTTTTCTTTTAGAAAGATACACAATAGAAGAAGCTGCATATTTTAATCCAGAACCACCACCCATTTCTTTTGTAGGAAACATAGAACCAACAACATCATAAGTGTGATTCGTTACAACCATAGGTACTTTTGCTTTACCAAGTTTCAAAGTCAACACTCTAAATGCAGCTTTCAATACTTGAGCACGAGTCATATCTCTTGTTTCTTTTCCTTCAGCAGTATCTTCAACTTCTTTTGTTGTCGATAACATACCAAGTGAATCTAATGCAAGAAACAATGGTCTACGAATAGATGTATCTTGTTCTATATACTTATCTAA